TTATGCATAGTAGTGGAAGTGGATTTCCTTTTGCGCCTGGTCAACAACGATATCCGAAATGATGCTGCGGACCGCAGACCCCTTTACATCATAGCTGACATCCGGATCAGATAAGAGGCTATATACATCTTTGATCCGAGCCAGCACCTCTTCCTCGGACGGAACATTATCCGGAGTGGAAGCAGCAATCCCTTTTAATCGTTCAATTTCGGCAAGAAGCTCCTGCCGTTCATTTGCAATTCTAAGCTTATTATCCTTGTATTCTTCAAGGGTATCAATCCCAGATTCATAAGCATCCCGGATCCTGCTCTCCTTTACGGCAACGCGGGCCAGCGCCGCGTCAAGAATAGAAATCTCATCGGTGCCTTCGGAAGGCTGCTTTCTGATGTGCTCAAACTCGACAGTCCCCGATTCAATGACAGAGTGCAGGGAAGCCATTACAGCAGCTTCCGCCTTGTTGGCAGAGATCGAAGCAGGGCCTTTATGAACACCTTTCGCGTATTTCCAGCATACGAAAGTGTCTCCACGTTTTTTTACCCGACCGGCCCGGTTGAAAGAGAGGCTTGCGCCGCAGATTGAACAATGGAGCAGACCGGAGAGCCAGTGCTTGCAGGAAGACACGTCCCGCCGATTAGCCGGGCGGTATTCCTGATTCAGGCGTTCCTGCGCCGATTCAAAGCAATCAGTGACGGAGGGACGTACTTCGTGGGTGCCTTGAAAAGAATACCCATTCCATTCAACCGTTCCGGCATAGAATTTATTATGCAGGATCCGGGAGACTGTCCGACGTTCAAAAGGTGTCCCGCGCTTGCTGGTCCATCCCCGCTCATTGCATTTTCTGGCGATTCCGGTCATGTCCAGACCGCTGACGTATGCCTGAAAAATATATTCCACGATCGGATACTTCTCTTCATCGATCACAAAAGGCTTTCCGTCACCTACAGCTTTGTAACCGAGAGAAGGAACCACCTGGTATCCGTTCCGGAGCGCCTTTTCGGTCATACCGCGGAGCACTTCTTCGGAAAGATTGTAAGAATAATATTCATCGAACCACTCAATGATGGATTCGATCAGCCTGCCGAACATCCCATCAGCAATCGGCTCTGATACACTTTTGATCTCCACCCCGCATTTCTTTCGGAGAACACCTTTGTAAAAGGTGCTTTCCTCCTGATTGCGAGCAAAGCGGGAGAACTTCCAGAGATACAGACGTTCAAAGGGAGCCGGGCTCTGGGATTTTGCAACAGCAATCATCTTCTGGAACTCCGGCCGGTTTCCGGCTTTCCGTCCGGAGATTCCCTTCTTCTCTTCGAATATGTATTCCGGCGGAATAATAAAGCCGTCTTTTTTCGCATCTTCCAGGATCACACGGAGCTGTGCATCGGGGGACAGCTCTGCCTGATCATCGGTGCTGACGCGGATATAAGCAGCGCCGATCCTCAAATTTTGTGCCATACTATATCATCTCCTGTAAACCATATGGATTTAGGGTATAAAAAATACACCCCTTGCCAAGATGTTCCAGGAATGATATAATTCAGGTGTTCAGGCTGATTATATCTTCCCGGAGCATCCGGCAAGAGAAAGTCTATGTGAAGCCGTCCGGTGTTCCAGCACCGGGCGGTTTTGCTATTTATGGGAGTTGCACCGGTGCAACTTTAATTCAAAAGATCCCGGATCCGGATCGTGAGTCCTGGATAGATTCCAACAGGAACATCAGCATCGAAAGAATAAAGGCAGGGGTCACTGTCGTTTTCATAGCAGTAGACGACAACCTTTTCCTTTGCCGGATCTACGATCCAGTATTCACGGACACCGGCCTGAGAGTAGATCATGTTCTTCAGGCTGTAGTCCATCTTACGGCTGGACGGAGAGACAATCTCGAAAATGAGATCCGGGGCTCCGGAGCATCCGCGGTCAGTGAGTTTGTTTGGATCACAAATCACGGAGAGATCTGGTTCTACCCAATCCTTATCACTGGCATCAAGGTTGACAGCGAAGGGAGCTGGGTATACACGACATGAGCCGCCGTGATCACTGATGTATTTGCGGATAAAATAATGCAGTCCGGAAACCAGTTCCTGATGAATCCGGCTCGGAGGAGCCATATCATAGAATTTGCCGTCGATCAGTTCAGCACGTTCGCCCTCTGGAAGATTCCAGTAGTCCTCAGACGTATAATTGCTTTTTAATAATGGCATGAGATCACTCCTTTGAAAAAACGATATTCTCGAATCTTTCCGGGCACCCGGTAAGAAAATTTTGGTTAAGCCGACCGGTGCTGGTAGCACCGAGCGGCTTTTATATATAAAATCGATGATTAGTTTAAATGGGAGATAGCGTAATCAGCTTCTTCCTGGGTGAATTTTTCGCCGGCATCAGATGTAAGCTGATCACGAATAGCTTCCGGGGACATAGACATTGTATCCTGATAGTTTTTTGCAGTTGCAAGAGCGTTTGCATTCCAGTCTGCTTCAACGTTATCGACAGCATACTGCGCTTCTTCGGAGGTGAAACTGTCACCGTACTCGGATGTAAGCTGATCATATAATCTGGCTTTTGAAAAGTGCATGGTGTCGCTATAATTTTGGGCGGAAGCAAGAGCGTTTGCGTTCCAATCCGATACCACATTATCGACGGCATACTGTGCTGCTTCAGCAGAAAATTTTTCACCGTACTCGGATGTAAGCTGGTCATACAGTTTGGCTTTTGAAAAATGCATGGTATTTGCATACACATCGGCTTTTTTCAGCGCTGATTTATACTCGGTTGGAATGTTAGCTTCAGTTGTGTTAGCCTCAGTGCTGGCTTCAGATGTAATAGCCTCATTGCTCTCAGAGACTGCGGCGATTGTAGCTGTAGCAGTAGTGGTCTCGGAAACAGAATCGGAAGTGCCGCCGAAACAGGATCCCAACACGCCAAGAGCAACAACAACACCAATAACAACCAGACAACCCTTTCCTTTTTTACCATTTACGTTTTCCTTTTTCATATTCTTTACCTCTCTTTTTCATATTAGTAGATTTCCGCGTATTACAAGATAGAAAAGAAAAAATATTTTGTATAATAGATGACATGCCCCACTCAGGACAGGCTGACTACTAAGTGGAGAGTGCATATATGGAAGTATTAACGTGGCAAGCGCGCAGAAAAAATGGGTTGACACTACAGCAGTTGGAAGCCTTGACGGGGATCGGAAAGACCACACTTAATAATATTGAGAATGGTCGTGTATCTCCAACACTGAAGCAGTTGGAAACCATTGCGCGAGCGCTCGACATGCACATCAATGACTTGTATGAATCTGGATACAAATAAGTATATCATGAATTCAAATGGCAGTGCGGTGTTAGTCATCGATTTCCCGATATCGGGAAATCGATCGCGAATCTATTCACAACCATATTGATTCGCTATATAATCGAATCAAAGAAAGGATGGTGATGCGAATGGATACACGCCGCAAAATCTATGATCTGCTCACCAAGATCTCTTCAGAGAGAGATCTGATCCGAATCTACAAGTTCATGCAGTATGTCTATCTACATACGAGCGGGGGACAGAGCTGAAAAGCTTTGTCCTTCGCTTTTTCTATATTCAATTCTATCTGATCGGAAATTACTTCTTTAATTTATCTAATACATACGCCTTTACTTTATCACGCAGCTCTTTCGGCAACGATATATAAAGATCAATGATTTGCCGGTCAATATCATCCAATTCATACTGCAGACATAGCTCATCCAGAATTGTCTGCGGTAAATCATCAAAAGGATCACCCTCGCCGTAAATTAAAAAATCATAGCTGACATTGTATTCTCGGCATATGGCTTTGGCCATCTGATCAGTAAGGCTGCGTTCGTCATGTTCAATTTTGGAAATGGAGCCTTTTTGCACACCCAGTTTCTCTCCAAATCTCTCTAAAGTTAAGCCGAGTCTCTTTCGAATTTCTTTCACACGCTCACCTTGCGTCATTCTGTTCACCTTCTTTCTAAGTATACAATACCACGACAAAATAGAAAAAGCAATAGAAAAGTTGTCAAAGGACACAAAACGATATTGACAAAGTATCCATAGGAGAGTATTATGTAGTCAAAGGAAACTGAAAGCGATTTGAGAAAGGAGACGATCATATGTTGCAGACCAGAGTAGAAAACCTGCAGAGTCAGGAAACAGATGTGAAAGAAATGATCGACATCATCAAAGAGATGGATCCAGCATTAAAGCTGGAAGTCAAAGGGATTCTGAAAGGAATCAAGATGATGGAAGAAGCTGGCCGGAAGGCAGTATAAGGCTGATCGGAAGAGGATGGAAGGGAAGGAGGCGAGAATAATGCTTATTAAAGAAACAAGAAGTGCGGATATGGAACGGGACAACAAAGTTACAGTTCTTATTGACAGTAAGAATTCGTCAGATGCGTTAGAAGTGTATAAAGCAATTACGGCGGCGCTCCAAAAAGAGAACCGCCACCGTAACAGAGACATCAGCTATAGAGTTATTTGCAGCGATACAAAATAGTCATTTTAAACGCGACAAATATTTTGCAAATTTTGCCTGTAAATTGCGAGCTGATATAGAAGCTTTTTTAATATCGTTAAGAGTTGCTTTAGAACAAGAGGGATCTTTGGAACATTCTTTCATGTACTCAAGTGCGTTGTCAAGTGCCTGTTTCAATATAAAAACCTCATCAAAAGTGAAAAGCAGATCTGGGCAAATATCAGACGGCGAAAAACATCTGACGGATGTTTCGAAATTATAATTGCCGGGAATATCAACGGATTCAACGGACTCATAATCAACATCGTCATAAGATGAGCTGATTGCGGAAAAAGACAATGATACGGGCATATCATCCTCTTCATCCCCGTCAAGTTCATAGATATCCACATACTCATAGCCGTCTGAAGCGACTTCGTACAGTTTATTGATTAGATCTTGTACTTTGTAGGTAGCCATAGAAACCTCCAGATAATAAATTATTTCAGCAACGGTTGCCGATATATTTAGCTTATCGCAAAAAACGAGTCTGGGCAAGAGGGGGAATTGGCAAATGAGAATATGGACAGGAAGGAAGTGAGAAAATGATCATGGTTATCGACGGATCCATTACAGCAGACGAAATGAAAGAAATCAAGAAAGCATTGAGGAAAATCAAGAAAGCCAGAGAAGAGAAGGGGAGAAGCGAAGTTCGTTATATGATAAAAAATTCCCAGTAGTGTGAGGTGAGAACTACTGGGAATAAGGAATTATAAGAGGTGAGAACTGATGTTGATACCATTGAGGTATTCTTTTTCTAACTCTTCATTGTTAGGAAGTGCGTCAACCCCATCGAAATCGGCCCATACCGTAGTGTCATGTGCTTTACATGCTGAGAAGCTAATACTTGCTGGCAAGTCATCATCGGCTTCTAAGAATGAGAGTCTGACATATTCAGAACCACTGCGGCGAATGTCCTGAAGGCGGGAACGCAGTTCAGAAACACTGACAATAATGCTATCCATAAAAAACTCCTTAAATGTTTACTCAGTCCTGGCGGGGACCTGTAAAGAGAGTATACGGCAAAGGCGGGAGAAAAGCAATCATGAGAATATGGACAGGAAGGAAGTGAGAATTAAAACGATGGGAACAGGAATTTTTCTCGATTATGAAAAAGGGATTCTTCTGGTGAATGGAGAAAAAACAAATTGCCCGGTACGGGTAGTGTTAAAAACGGGTGATGGAAGAGATATGGCAAAACTCATGAATTATGAGAATCTGACACCCGAAAGTGCAGATTCTGTAACAGAAGTAACTGTAGATGTTCGTGGATTGCAGGATGTATCAAAATAAGAATCCCGCACAGAGATAAAAAATCTGTACGGGATGAGCATTAATAGTAATATTTGCAAGAACTCACGCGACCATCAGGGCCTTTTGCATAATTCAGTTCTTTGAGTGACAAGACATTGTCGTTTTCGTCCTGAAAAAAAGTACCTATCCATTCAGGATGAGCGAATTTTAAAGAGCATGCAATGTAGTTGCCATATTGATCAGAGGCTGGAGTTCCATCGAAAGTGACGGAAGGATATTTAAGAGACATGTATTGCATATAAATTTCCCCCTTTCTTACATACTCGGCTCTGGCCGGAGCCTGTAGTGAAAGTATAGGACAAGGGAGAGAGAAAAGCAATCATGAGAAGATGGACAGGAAGGAGGAGAGAGACATGAAAAACATGGAGAGCATCCATATTGACTTATCCAAGAAGATTTTCCTTCTTAACGGAAGACCTATGGAAGATGTATCAGAACTGCATCTGGATTTTGAAAAAGGAGAATGGTCGCTGCAGGTAACAGAAACAGCAACGTATATCGATCAGGAACCAGATAGAAATCGCGGCATAACCTAAAGAGGGGTGGTGTGATGGAAATGAAAATCGTGAACCATATCAAGATCGATGGACAGGAATATCTGTTCGAGGAACTGTCTGATGAGCGAAAAAGAGATATAGCCTGTCTGATACAGGAGAATGCAATGAAGGCAGCAGGATACTGCAAAGTAACGAGAAAGGAGGCAGCAGGGTGAGATACAAGTGCGATAAGTGCGGAGACACAATCTATGTGGATCCGGGAGACGAGAGACTCTGCGATACCTGTGCGCAGAAAATCCGGATTAAATCGAAAGAACAGGAAAACTACTATGAGAGGTGGAGAAAGACATGGGGAAATGCTATTGCTTCGTGATCGATCAGCGGAAAGATCAGTTTGAACGGGCGAGGGAGAGAAGAAACCGCCGCCGGATCCGGGAGGCTCTTGCTGTGTGGAAAGCAGCGATACAGATTGTGTGGGCACTGGTTATTTTGATGATGACAGCGCTTGGAATTCTTGTCACTCTGCTGGCTGTGAGCAATCGTATAGGCGTCAGCTGTGTCGCAACAACATTTATTATGTGCGCAGTCGGCGGACCGATAGGCGAGGCGCTGATGGGCGGAAAAGAGTAAAAAAATAGGAGCTGTGGGGACAGCTCCAAGGTGCGTGTGCTACGCAAAAATCTCTACATACAGAGTAGCACAAAAGCACCGAAAAAGCAAGGGTTTGACGAGTCTTTTCGGACTCGATTAAGGGATTAACTTTAGAGGTGTGGAATGTACAGAAGGATCATTTATAAAGCGGGAGCCACGAGGGAGATCATTAACTGTTATCCCAGAGGTATGAGAAAGGGAGTAGAGCATAACCTGTTGGGGAAAAAGACCAGTGAAGAGATGCAGGAGGCGAACCGAAGACAGGCGAGGAGAAAGCTGGAACGTCTGATCAATGCGAACTTTCGACCGGGTGACTGGCATATAACACTGACCTATCGGGGGAAGGCGAGTCCATCTCCGGAAGCAGCGAAGAAAGAACTGACGAATTTCCTTGAACGTTTGCGAAACCGCTTCCGGAAGTTTGGATACGAACTGAAGTACATAGTCGCAACCGAGTATGTGGCAAAACATATCCATCATCACATGATCGTGAATAACATCAACACCGGATCCGAGACAACAGCGGACATGGTACGGAAGTTATGGACGCAGAATGGACCGGAAGCGATCCGCGGAAATCCAAAATATGTCCAGTTGTACGATACGGGAGAGTATAGCCAGCTGGCGGACTATCTGATCAAAGAGACAGAGAGAAGCTTCAGACGGAAGGACAGCGCTGTGGGACAGAGATATTCCTGTTCCAGAAATCTGATCCAACCGAAGAAAACAACAAAGGACAAGCCCAATAAGACTTGGAAGAAGGAACCGAGACCGTCTCCGGGATACTACATCCTTCCGGACAGCCTGTATAACGGATTTGATATGTTGGGATATCCGTACCAGAGATACGTGGAGGTAAAACTGAATCCCACAGATGCAGACTGGGAAACAAAGAAGACCCCTTCGGGGCATGTCACAAAAGGCACCCGTTCACATAGCACCAGCCACCGGCCGCGTGCCGGTGGGGAAAGGAGCCGCAGATGACAGACATTCATGCGATTATCAGTAAAGCAACAAGCGATCTTATAGATCTTACAGGATATGAAAAGGCTGTGGATATACAGTCCGTGCTGTATATGAATCTCTCCGGCTATACGCTGGCGGAAGAGTGTACGGAGGTAGCAGAGGCAGGGGACAAGCTGGCAGAGGCTGTGGAGAGCTGGATGATCGAGTTGGGGCTGCAGGGCTGCACAGAATCAACGATCAGAACCTATGCCTATAATTTGAGGAGTTTCCTTGCGGATGTGCCGAAAGCCCTGGAGGATATCACGGAGCGGGATATCAAGATGCACCTCGCGAGAGGAAAAATGGGGAAAATGAATGTCCGCTGCACAAGAAAGTGGTCAGACGCAACATATAACCTGCGTCTCCGGGCACTGCGCGGCTTTTTCAATTATTGCTATGAGTACGACCTGATCCCGGAAAACCCGATTAAGCGGATCAAGGACACGAAGACTGCCCATGTTATGCAGCCAATCATGACCGCAGAGGAGCGGGAGATGGTGCGGAGTAAGTGCCAGACAGAGCGGGAGATTGCTCTGGTGGATTTCCTGTATAGTTCCGGAGTTCGCGTATCGGAGTTGGTCAGCTTAAACCGTCAGGATATCGATTTCCGCCGCCGGAGAGCGAAGTGCTTCGGAAAAGGGCGGAAGGAACGGGAAATCACGTTTTCAGCAGAGTGTGGAGTACACATGGCGGAATATCTCGCTCAGCGGACAGATCATAACGAGGCATTATTTGTCAGCTCGGTTAAGCCGCATCAGCGTCTCACGAAGGCCGGGATCAGGACTCTGTTGAAGAACATAAAGGCGCGTGATGAGCGTCTGGCGAGGGTGAAACTGACGCCGCATGTATATCGGCGCACCCGCGGAACAGATCTAATCAACAGGGGAATGCCTGCGGAGCTGCTTGCGAAAAAACTCGGACACGAAAATGTTCAAACATTGCTCATGTGCTATGCGGAGATCCGTCAGGAGACTGTGTGGGCGGCAGAGGAAAAATATGGCTGAGGAAGGTGAAGAATTGAAAGGTTACTATGAAAGAAAGATCCGGAATCTGGAAGAAGCGCTTGAAAAGGCGCTTCAGGAGACGGAGAGAGAACGGTCGGCAAGGGAAGAAGCGACCAGATATATCTATGCGCTGCTGAAGCAGATGGGAGGACATACCATCGTGCGTGTTGAAGAGCTTCAGCAGCAGGACGGACAGCTTATGTGTAGAGTAAACCGGGCAGCAGGCGTTGTCCGGATGAATATTGAGAAAAAGGAGAGTCGAAAATGTTTGAAAAATACGGGGAATTTGACAGTTATGAGGAGATCAACCGCGCGGCGGCCGCGCAGTTAGCGGAAGGTGACGAGGAAGCCATCTATGCGATCGCGGAGGAGAACGGGATCGATCGAGAGGATGCAGAGGATTATATCGCCGGGGATGCGCCGGAGCTTGTGACTGCGATCATGGCAGCGAACGGGAAACTGAAGGTCGAAGCGGCGGAACTGCAGCCCAAAGAGATCATGGCGGACTGGCTGGATTACATCCAGATCCAGTGCTTTGAAGATCCCGAGATGCGTCTGGCAGTGCGCAGGAAGGGAAAGAGCCTGAAAGAGTGCATCGGGAAGCTCATGAAGTGGTCCTTAGACCATGCCGAGGCCGTGGACAAGGACATCATCAAGGCAGCAGGACTCCCAGAATGGGCACAGAAAGGCTGTGAGCTCGGGATCCCAGGGATGGGTACGGCAAAGCAGCTGATTAAAGAGTATTATCTGGGAGGTGGAGAGAATGCTGGTGTATAAAGCGACAAAGGCTGATATGACCTGCACGATGGGAGATGGAACATTCCAGTATATGCTGAATGTCCCTGCCCACGCAGACAGTACGAAGTGCGGAAACCGCGGTCTCCACGCATGCGAGTATGTCTTGGACTGCTTCCGGTATTACAGTCTTGATGATCGGATCTTTAAGGCAGAGGCAGAAGGCCCCATCGATGAGGACGGAGAGAACACGAGGATCGCGTGTGAGCGGTTGACACTTACACAAGAACTCACGCGGCGGGACATCGTGAAAGAAGCAATAAAGTATATGGTCCGCCATCCAGAGCGAGAGTGGGAGATGGACATGTATCGCATAAAGGTCCAGAAAGACAAAGCAGAAGGGAACGGCGATGGGATTGTGATCGCCAGAGGAAAGAAGCCGATGGCACGAGGAAAGAAGGGGGATATTCTGGCACTTGTGATGGAAAAAGAATCGGGATGGTTCCAGAGAATCGCCATCGGCGAAATAGATGGCAAGAATGGAAAAGAGGGCATCTGGTATAGCATTTTACCGGATGGGCGTACCGTGGAGGTG